CTGCCACACATCTTTATAGCAGGGGGAATTCCCCTAGCCTCCTTTCCCGCGCCCTAGTGGAGGCGCGGGGGTTCGAACACGTACACCTTCGTACGCTTAACCGGACCGACCCCTGGGACTACGAGGAAATCTCGATCCCCACGTGGTTCCCCACATGGCAGCAGTCTGTCACCACGCTCCACCTCCTCACGGAGGTATACGGAGTAGGCGGCCAAACGGACTAAATGGTGGAATTTCTCCCGCCGGTAGACGAAAGCTCGGGTTGCCCCTCGCCCTCGTACTTCTTCTACCATCCGTGTGACTGTTTCTTCCCTCAATTCCCTCACAGAATACGTGAAAGTTTCAAAGGAGAAACCACAGCGACCATCCTTCGCTAGCGTCCTGGCAAGCCAGACGTGAGAGTGGAGATGCCCATCTCCGTACCCCGAGGGGCCTCTCAACCTGATCGAAGGGTGAATCATTTGCTCCACAAAGCTGGCGAAGGCCCAAAGGCCCCGCTGGCTATAGAAATTGTGGAGAGTGAACAGTTGCGAACCAAGAACTAAAGTCTGCTCCTGGGCGATGTCCACATTTGCTGGGCGTACGTCAGTACCAAAAATGTAATCCTTACCACACGACTCACGGAAGTTACCTGTCCAGAAACTTTTGGACGGATTCGGGGTAAAACCCAAATCCTTTAGGACCCCAATGAGGGCAGGTGCAGCCTCGGTTGGGACAATTATGTCGTCACCGTAAGCTAGCACCCTGCGATGTGCGTATTGCTTGCACATCTTGCCGTGGCGTTCAACGGCAATCTTTCGTGGGCACACAATCTCTGTAACGCTGAGCGAAATCGCCCAAAAAATAAGCGTCTCGAGCGGGAACGTAAATCCGTTACCCATCGAAGAGATCTTTTGTAGCACCATGGTATATGAGCCCCACGGTTGGGTGACCTCAACCTCTGCTGCCCTAAGGCAGTCGAAGAGGCTGATCCACTCCTCCGAGAACAGGTGTTCAACCAGTCCTCGTGCTACAGTGTCGGAAGCTGATGAGAGGTCGATAGTCGCTACGCTACCGGACATCGATCCATACATCGCAGCCCGCTGGTTAGCGGTCTGGTCAGATATGTCGATACCAGTGCGGGTTTTAATCCGCCTGGCCATCTCATCCCCAAGACCTAGTTGAAATAAGCTATTCAGCGCGCACTCTGTTACGATTGCACGCTTGGTCTTGGCACTTTTGGGCACGAACCCGACTCGAGGTGTGTGGATCTCCACATCCAAGAAGCCGGCAGGTCCACCAGACCACCCGAGGGTAGCTAAGGCTTCTTCAAGCCTGGTGAAGTTCGCAGTACATGCGGGCGGGCGTGCAGTCTTATTAAGGACACACGCGTTTTTCTTAACCACTTGCGTGGATGCTCCCGGCCCAAACCTTGGCCGGAGCTCGCGCAAAGACGGAACTTCCCCTAGGACGTAGGCAATCTTTTCTCGAGCCGCGTGGAGAACGCGTTCGACCAAGGGACGGAATTGAAACCGCCCTTGTTGCCATGCCCTGAAGGTATCGTTCGTCAACTCACACTGGTCTTCTGCCGCAACGAATTTCTCAATTGCGGTGGCTTCCGGGTTCACACCCGGGATCACGATATCTGACCGTTTCCGGTAGAACGCCAGCACCTGGTTAAGGTGGTAGGCATCTCGTGGGACTAGCCCCCCTGTATCCAACTCAAGGAGACATAAACCAGGATAATCACCACTATACAGAAGTGTGGCAACCTCCCAACCAGCGCAAGCCCACCCCGATTCGGTAACCTGATCGAGGTGAAGGCGAGCGAGCGTGCCGAGTAATCTATTGGCATGCTCTGTTTGGATCTCCTGATCGTACGAAACCACACTATTCCGCAGCTCTTGCTGAAGGATAGGCCTGCCCATTACTGGGTAGGCGTAGGTCTTGGGGCTTTTAACCCCAGCGACCGTCTCGCGACGGTCAAACTCTACACGGTTGACCATTGCTGGTCGGTTGTACTTCTCAGCTAAGGCCAGAAACCTAAGGCTTCGCTGCGATTGAGCAGACATGGCAGAGATCCTCCAAGTCAGGTCGGCATGAAGCCGCTCACGAAGGCATCATACAGCATGCCCGCCGTGACCGGGGTGACCGACGTAGCGACATTGCCTGCGATGTTCTGCACGGCTTGACCCACGAGCTGGCGGCCTGTCGGCGTACTCCGCTGATGAGCGTACTGAACAAGCTCACGAGCATCCTCATACGCAACCTTGGGTGCGGCGGTGTAACCCGCCGCGTTTTGTCCGGAGATGTTTTCCATAACCGGGAAGACCACGCGGAAGCGAGTCTCCGTCACCCCACTGGGAAGCACGCGCTTCCGCAGCTCACACCGAACCTGCGCCTCGTTGGGCAGGCTGGCCAGATTTTCCCGCCATAAAGCGAGCTCTGTGCCATCCTTCATCACCTTGTTACCAAGGGGTTTCAGGACGTGTGCAACAGGGGTGGTGGCGCCGTCATAGACGGTGATGTCGGCTTGTTGAGCCATGAAGCTTTCCTTTTAAAATACAGGGGCGGAGGCCCTGCACTGGATTTAATGGGTCAACCGATGGGGTATCCAACTCCCACCGATGAGCAGCCCAATGGCTGCAGTAGTACGTTGCCAAGACGAAAACAAGTCAGGGAACTGCGTGCCGCTCTGAGGGGTGGGTGGCGATATTTCATCGCTTACCGTCCTGTCAAACTTTACACAGCGGTAACTCGGGTTATCCCAAGTCAACGTCCTGCCCCACACGTAACCGACACGAGGCCGGAAGTCCGTAAGGACAGTGCTTACCTTAAGGGAGCGTACTACTTTCCCTTTCAGATCTGCACTCGTGCGGCAAGCCTGTAGGTAGCTACCAACCGGGATGGCCCAGTCAGCAACAAATGACCAGGGGGTCTTTTCCCAGATCACACTTCCAAGCGTTGCAAGAGAAGGGAGGAATATCGAACTCTTTTCCAGTCCATAAATGATGTACTGTAGGTTGTACACGGATGTTTTCGTGTAACCTATCGAGCCGGCTCCCGGGCTGACTACCCGGACCTCCTGCCAATTCCTGACTGCCCTCACGGGGTGGTCGCCAAACTGCTGCTCGTTAAGAGCGTAGGCCAACCAGGCAGCACCGTCCTCTATATCGCTGAGGAGCGGGAGCCAACCAAAGGTCAACTCTAGCATTGCGCTAGAAAAAGTCTTCCTTCCCTCACGAAAGCTGATAACAACTTTACGTGTATGAGGCTTTCTTTGCGTCGGGATCCTGAAGTTTCGGAAAACCCCGCGCACGTCACCACGCACCAAACATCCGACTCCGCTTACGAACCTCTTAGCGGATGTTCCGATCAACTCGAGGGTTTGGAGGCCCTCCGCCGTCGTCACTGCCGGGTTGAAACCACTGCCATAGACCTTTGTGCGAAGTTTCTCGATTACTCGATATTCTTGCCTTGGGTCTACAGGGATTGACTCATCTTGCCCCATTGCGGGGTAGTAAGCCGCAGAAGAATACAATGGCTGATTAGCCATCTTCTGCTCCCTAACACCACGAACTTCTTCAAACCAAGTCATGGCATACGGCTGTGGCGGCAACAACCTCTTCGTGCCGGTACTTCCCGGTCGTTGAGGAGTCCACGAACTTGCTCCCTTGGCCCTCCTGGGCCTAGTAGCATACGACGCTCTTGGGATTGAGACTTTGATGGCATCACTGCCACTCCAGTTTTTCCCGCCGCGCCGGCCAATATAACCACCACCCCCGAAAGGATCGTAGTAAAGATACTGGCTGTTCGTGACATTGTTACCTATAGTCATGCTGTCGCCCCCATTTCGAAAGATTTGGGAGGTCCTGCACAACTGTGCAGAGGAGGCCC